AATGGCCAGACTTCTCGGTACGTCGGTCGAGAAGCGTCTGAGCGAAGGCGGCGACATCGTCGGGCTCCTGCTGATACATCTCAATCTCCCACCACGCCACAAAGAGCTGCTCGAAGGCGGAGACCTTCTCGCCGTACTCATCCCTCTCGCCAGCTCGATCCCACTCATCCTTGAAGAAGTTCTGGCCGTTGGCTGTAGACTCATAGACAATCATAGAGAGAGGACTCGTCGGTATGCCGGAGCAAGAGGACTTAATCTGCTTCTTCGGGTTCATCTTTTCCGTCTCAGGCCAGAAGGCCACCTCGGTGCAGTGGGCCATGGCAGAGTCGCCACCACGTGCGCCCTCGGGGTTCATAGCCGTGGCTGTCTTAATCTTGCAGTTGCGCGGAGGAATGAGTGAGATGTTCTGAGTGCCGCCCCCCTTGATCTTGGGCTGTGAGGCATCGTAGTCCTCACCCAGCTCATAGAAGAGGAAGTCGGGCAGCTGATTGATGAGCTTGATGTACATATCCTTGACCTCGGCAGCCGAGTCGCCCTGATGGCCGACGATGATGCTGCTCCACGCCTTCTTCCACATAATCTGAATCCACGACATGTAGACCTGTACGCACGTAGAGCCTCCCCACTGACGAGCCTTAAGAAGGATGACACGGATTGGCTTACCCGCAAGTCGCATCTCCTCGAAGCGCTTCACCAACTTAATCTGGGCAGGGCGCAGAAGGAACGGAATGTCGTCGCCGCCATCCTTGTTCTTGATTTTGACGAAGGCGTAGGAGTAGAAGTAGAAATCGTACCTGCCGCGAAGACGCAGCAACTCCTCGATGATGGTAGAACGAAGTTCATCGTTGTACTCGCCATAGACATCATAGGAGAACTCCTCGATGGAGCCCGCCCTGCTGAGCCGATAGACAAACCCAATGGAGAACATCTCCAGCGGGAGCCAGAGCGCACGACCGTCAAAGAAGTCGTCGAGGATGAGCTCACGGCGTTTGCCCGGAGCATCCTCGCCAGTGAGCGGATTATAACGAGGAAAGAGCTCACGGAGACGCTGCTCGTTCTCGGCAACCATATCGAGAGCCTGACGGCTTACAACGTTCTGCTCCATACGCCCTCCCATTTAGACCATAAGAAACCGAGCCCCAGCATGAGAGTATGATGGAGCGCAGCGATGCCGGGAATGAAGAAGGAGACGACGAGAGGAAGCGCAACATTAAGAAGTGACGACCCGCAACGGCGCGCCAACGTGAGCCCGACAAGAAAATAGATAACGACGCTCCAGCCCAGAACAGGGGTGGACGAGGGCAGGAACCAACAAGCGGCAGCACACACCCAAGCCACGACAAGGCGCTGAGACGAGACCATGCGCCAAAGAAGTGCGTGGGAGAGAGCGTTGAGCATGAAGTGGAGCCACCCTGCATGCCCGAACATATAGGTCAGGCAGCACGAAGACAACTCACTGCGGAAGGGCACAAGAACGGCCATCACAGCGAGTAGGATCAGCTGATAGCGAAACTTCATCACCCTCTCACTTAGCTCCCATTTTACGGAGGATAAACTCAATGCGGTCGCGGGAGAGTCCAAGGCAAGGAGCCTTGTGTGCCAGCGCGGCACGTACTGCGCGGGGAATCTCAGTCTCGCCCTCCTCCATGATAGACTTACACACGTTGATGAAGCTCTCATACATCCGTCGCTTGTAGGGCGTGCGGACGAAGAGAGTTCCAGTGTCGAGATAGCGTCGGAACATCCTGATGGCTTGTCCCTCGCTGATGTAATGTTGGTCGGCAGGCATGTAAGCCATGTACCGACAGAGTTCCGGCAGACACTTGAACCGACGCTCTCGTCGCAGCGAGAGGTAGGCGGCGAAGATGTCCTTGTTGCGTTCAAGCTGCATAAATCCAATGTCACCCTTATGCCTCGGCATTTCTTTTATGGTATTAAAAAACGCTCTAATTTATCAGTAATAGCTTTATTATATCCGAGGTATGACAAGGAAGTAGTCTAAATTTGCGACATACACTAATAATAATCGAAGAAAATGGCAAAGGAAGAGACGAAAAAGCCACCACGTCGTTCGTGGCGTGACGTATTGGCAGAGCGTAATCCCGACTTGAATATTGACGACGAGCAGGACGTCGGAGACTACATGACCGACCAGTTCTCGCAGTTTGACGAAGGAGAGCGACAGCGCAAGTCGTTCAACGACATGCTGGCTGGAGACGAGCGCACGGCTGGACTCCTGACCGGACTGGCGACAGGAATGGACGAGAATGGAGAGGAGTTTTCGCTGGCAGGCTACCTGCTGAAGAACTACGGTGACATCATACGCGATGCTGCCGACGAAGAGGATGCCGTCAAGAAGGCCAAGGAGCGCGAAGCTGAGACCATCAAGAAGGCGGCAGACGAGGCTAAGCGAAAGGAGACACTCGACGCTGCACTAAAGAAGACCGATGAGGCTCTGACAGAGGCCGTCAACTCGGCCAACGTGGACGACGCCACAGCTCAGGCTATGCTGGCGTGGCTGTATGGAGACAAGGAGGGCGAGGGGCTGGTGCACCGCATCATCCGTCACGAGCTTGACGCTGAAGACTGGAGCAAGCTGCTGTTTGCCTTCAACCGCGACAATTCGCTCTCGGCTGCGCGCGAAGAGGGAAGAAAGAGTGGTGCCAAGGGACGCGCGGCGAACGCCCATCGCAACTTCGCGGCACCGACAGACCTGGGAGGCGGAGGTGGCACAGAGCAGGTGGAGGAGACTATTGAAGACCCGACGCTGAAGCGCTATCAAGGTATGAAGAGAAAATTCCAATAACATATAAATCTTTATTTTATTTACAGTTAGTATGAAGAGTATGAAATCTACATTTCAGTTTTTCCTCCGTGTGGCAATGATGTTCCTTCTTGGCGCCGTTGCCGGAGGTTATGCTTGCGCAGCCGAGGTTCCTGACGGCAATGGCGTTCAGGATTTGGGCGACGGCAAGGGTAAGCTTGCTGGTGGCGAATCAAGTGTCACACAGAACGAGGGCGTTCAGGACAATGAATGGTTCGTGAAGCAGCTCAACAAGACCATCGTGGAGATGAAGTTCACAGGTACACCTATCGACCAGATTCTTCGTCACGCGACAACAAACAAGTCGGAGTCAATCACCGTGAAATATTACTCAGTGGGTCAGCGTCCGTTGACAGCTACACTATCTGAGGACTTGGCAGCCATGACAAGCGAGAGTCCGAAGCCACTGGACTTGCAGGACAATCAGATAGTAGGTGCGATGGATACCCTGCTAGTGATGAATGCAGACGGTACATTCGTGAATGGCTATCAGCCGGGCACAGACACCATCGACCCTGAGCACCCATTGATGTTGCGAGTGCATGCAGTGAACAGCGAGACAAACAAACCGCTGGTCTATGCAATCAACGGAAAGAAGAGTTCACAGGGCAATCCGTGGTTGATTCCGGCACTCGAGAAGGGTACAGTGCTCCTTCGCATGGGTCGTGCAGCGGCCGAGAAGGATGTACGCACAGGCCGTTACTATCAGCTCCCTTCACCCGACGAGCAGTACTGTCAGCGTTTCATGATGCAGGTGGAGCAGACCGTTTATGACCGTTTCTCAAAGAAGGAGGTAGACTGGTCGTTCTCACGCATGGAGCGTATGGCCATGGAGGATATGCGTATCGGTATGGAGGCAAGCGGTCTCTTCGGCATCAAGTCTAAGCACGCCTTCTCAGGCCAGGGCAACGTATATACTTGCGAGGGTATCTGGTACAAGGCTGGCAAGGATCTCGAGCTCGGTCACTGGGAGAAGGTTCTCGACGCAGACGGCAAGGCCAAGGTGGCAGACGGCAAGTACGTTCAGCAGTATGTCATCAGTGAGGAGGAGTTGGTTGACTTCGTTGGTCAGATTATCGACGGAGCGGGCAACGGCAGCCGTCAGAAGCTGGTGTTCGTGGACAACTTCATCTATCAGGCACTCTGCAAGATCAAGACCAATAACAGAGTACGCATCTTTGACCCATCGAGCAACCTCACCAAGTGGGGTCTGGACTTCCAGACATTTGAGTCAATGGGTACCAAGTTGCTGTTCTACCGTCACGATTTGTTCAACGCATGGGGCTTCACCGGTCGTGCATTCGTGCTCGATCCGGAGTACCTGGACAAGTGGACATTCATGAGCTGGAGCCGCAACGAGTACAACCTGAAGGAGCTTTTCATCAGCAATGCAGACGCAGTGACAATGGAGGAGTTCAGTTGTTGGACACTCTCATTCCCTGACGCTCACGCACGTGTAGGCATCCCAGAGTATGTGGAAGAGGCAGCAGCATAACTAAAGTGATAAATAGTTTTTAATTCGCGAGGGAGGAGGACAATTAAAAAATCCTTCTCCCTCTTTTTAATTAAGAGAGACAATGAGTAACCCTTTATATCAATTTCAAGCGAAGTCGAGTCTGAGTTTCAGAGTGGTGAACAGAGGACGTCAGATGACCGTCAGCTTCTCGGCGGCGTTCAGAGGCACATCGACCTACTTCACCACCGACGAGCAGCTGGCCGAGAAGATACGCAGTCACCGCTGGTTCAGAGAGGGCAGAATCACCGAGGTGAAGGAGAGCCCGAAGGAGCAGGAGGAGACGCAGGAGGAGACGGCAGCCGCAGCGGCTCCGGTGAAGACGGAGGTGAAATATTCGGTGATGGGTCAGCGCTTCGTACGTGCGACGGCACAGCCGACAGTAAAAGAGGAGACAACACCCGAGCCTGAAGAGGAGACGCCCGAGGATGAGGCTACGGAGAGCGAAGCGGAGGAGACACCGTCAGCGGAGCTCAACGCAGACGACGTGACCACATTCATGGAGGCTAAGGAGTATCTGATGGATGCATACGGCATAGAGCGTTCGGCTATCCGCACGAAGGAGGCGATGGCCGAGGTGTGCAGAGAGAAGGGTATTACGTTTAACAATTACGAC